AAGTTGAATTTGGAATATTAACAACAAAGAGCAGCGAGGGGACAAGTATCCAAAATTTAATTGATCACCACGACAAAAAAATAAAAGATTCAGTTCTTGCTGGGTTCTTGAATCTTTCAAGTGGTGATGGGGGAAGTAATGCTCTTTCAAAAGATCAAAGCTCATTTTTTATGAAGAGTGTCATATATTTAGCTGATTATATAACAGATGTTATCAATAAACAATTAAAGGCTCTTGTGATATTGAATTTTGGAGAGCAAGAAGAATACCCTAAACTTATTCATTCAGATATTGGAAGCATTTCTCTTGATGAATACGTCGGAGCATTATCAACAGCTAAGACGGCTGGATTAATTGATTGGACACTTGAAGATCAAAATATGTTAAGGGAACACATGAAGCTTTCACAGTTGCCAGAAGATTTTGTAAGAGAAGAAGAATCAGAGACAAAAGATGAAGAAGAAAATTCTGATCAAAAAAAAAACGAGCTAAGTTTTAGATTTGCAGATGCTAAGCCAAGTGAGCGGGAGAGAGTTTTTTCAAGAAATATAGGTGACTTTGAAAATTACCTTGAGTCTGAATATGCAAATATAAATAAAATAGTAACTGATTCTGAAAATCTTCTTAGGAATAAATTATCAGAAATGTATAAAAAAGCAGACACAAAAAGAATTGATGGAGTTGTTAGAATAGATTCAACATCAAAAAATAGAAAATTACAGAAGGAAATGAGAGACATTGTAACGAAAGAAGACAAAAAGCTTAATGAAAAGCTTGTAGACAGTGTTATAATGGACAGAATGTTTGAAAAAGCTCTTACTATGTCATTAAAGACCTTGTCAGATAATGAAAAACTTTTGGAAGAAATTGTAGTTGATAAATCTGCATTTAATTCTATGAAGGCCGGATACATAAGCAATGTCGAGGCTTTTATATTCAATGACACACGGCGTATGAAGGAGAAGATTGTTCTAAACTTCGGTTCAAGCGTATCAATTGACCTCGCAGTAAAACAGGCTGGAGAAACTTCTTTTAATAGAAATATTTTAAAACTATCAACAATATCTCATCCAAGAGGAGCTTTTAATATCGTTCAGTATGGTGAGAATGTAAAGAATGGATTCACTTTTTATAAGGTTGTAGTGCCAAAACAAAAAATGAAGAACGTTATAGAGCGACCAAGCGGAATGACTGCATCAATACTTTTTTCAATATTAACAGCAGCACAACTAAACAAAAAAATCTCAAAAGAAACAAACGGAGAAACATCTGATGTAATAACAGGGCTAAATTTGCACCACAACGCGTTTACTTATTTCTATCCAGTAGAATCAGAAAACTTAGAAGAAGAACAAGCAGTGGCAAAATTACAGCGTGAAGAATTCAAAGCAAAAGCATCAAAAGAATAAAAAAATTGACCAACTGTGTTTTTATCTGTAATATTTATGCGTGTCATATATTTATTAAAGAAACAAAATGAAGAAAAAATTAAACAATTCGGAATCAAGTTTTATTTTCAATATTGATACTTCAAGTATTCTAAGTGAAGGAGACCTTGAAAATAAAGAGTTTGAGCTTATAACAACAGCCAAACAAACAGACCCACGATATGGAAATTTTTCGTTTCCAAAAAGTGAGCTGCAGGATATGACTGAAAATTTTAACAAAAATGTTCTAGGGATAGAAATTGCGGTTGATATAAATCATGATTTTGATAAAAAAGCATATGCTTGGATAACTCCTGGATCAATGATAGTTAAAGAATCAAGTAAACTCGATGGTCAGTTCTCAATTTATGCTAAACTGTATAAATTCACACCAGAAGGTGAAAAACTTTTAAGAGAAGGTTCTTATAGATATTTTTCTCTTGAAATACGTCACAGAGTAGAAAGATTCATAGGTGGAGCGAAAAAAACATTTAAAAACGTTATTTCAGGTCTAGCCATGACCAACTCACCAGTTGTAAAAGATATGGCTCCAACTTTTAGTGAAAAGACAGACAAAAACAATTTATTTTTTAATTCTATCTATAATATGGATATTCTTAACACACTACTAAGCGAACTCAATGCAAAAGAGATCGTGACAAAGGCTGAAAAAGACCTTTTAAATAAAGCTTTCTCTACTCTTTCAGAGGATGATCAAGGACCTAAGAAAGAAGAGGTTGAAGCAGTAAATGCGAAACCAGAACAAAGCGAAGAAGAAGTAAAAGCAGAAGCAGAAGCTAAAGAAAAAGCGGAAGCGGATGAAAAAGCAAAGGCAGAAGCAGCAAAAGAAAAAGAGCTTTCTGAAAAGAATCTTTCTCAAGTTGTTACTGAAAAACTTGCGTTAGAAAAAAAGCTTGCTTCAATGGAAGCAGAGCGTAAAGAGGAAAAAGTTCTTTCTTGTATTTCTGAGGTTACACTTTCAGATAATGTAGGAACAGGATTTGTTAAAAAAGACCTTGAAACAGTAAAAGAATTTGCATTGTCTCTAAGTGAAGAGCAAGCAACTCAATTCTTTTCAATTATTAAGGAAGTTAAAACTGTTGATCTTTCAGAAGTTGGATCATCAGACGATGCTGAACCAGATGCTGACAAAGAAAAAGCAGCAGATGAAAAAGCAAAAGAACTATCGGAAAAAGAAGGAATCTCTTATGGAGACGCTCTTAAACGAGTGCTATAATTTTATATATTTTAATTTACACGATTATGTCATCAGGATCAATCCACGGAAGTGGTCACATGGATGTTTCATTTGTAGCAGAAGTTGCTCTTGCAACTCGATACTCTGCTGTAAAACAAGGAACAAACTCAAACGAAGTTACGTTAGCAACAGCTAACACTGACGAAGTTACAGGTTTTGTTACTTCTGAACAAGCAACTGCTGGGAAACCAGTAACAGTTCGAACAGACGGATTCTCTCTTGCAGTAGCAGGAACAGGAGGATTTACACGAGGAGATAAACTAACTGCTGCGGCAGGAGGTGTTCTTGTTACAACTACTACTGCAGCTCACAAAGTTTGTGCTATTGCAGAAGATACAGTTGCAGCAGGAGAACTTGGAGAAGTTCGAGCTATTCTTCCAGCTGTTCGATACGACTCATTCTAATTTACTATTTATTAATTTCAAATTGCCATGCCTCAAATGAAAGGAACAACTACAGAGCGAGCATTAACCAATGTGTCTCTCATGTACAAAAACGAAGCAATTTCTTTTATCGCTGACAAGCTTTCACCAGCTGTTCAAGTTGTAAAAGATGTAGCATCAATCTATTCTTACGGAGCAGAAAACCTTCGTATTACAAACAACATTAAATCTCGAGGAGGGAAATCAAATTATGTTGATTGGTCTATTTCAAAAGCCACTCATTATGATATTGAAGATCATGCACTTCATACATATATCCCAAGACAAGATTATGACAATGCAGAAAAACCTATCAATGTAAAAATTGATACAACAGAAATCATTACTGAAATGCTAATGGTTGCAAAAGAATATTCTCTTGCTGCAGCTATGCAAGATGTAACAGTTATGACAAATAACACTACTCTTTCAGGAACTGATCAATGGAGTGATTATACAAACTCTGATCCAATCGGAGATATCCTAACAGGTATCAACGCAGTAAAATCGGCATCTGGTAAACTTCCAAACACTCTAGTTCTTGCTTGGGATACTTACTTAAAACTTATGTATCACCCAAAAATTAAAGATATGTTCCCAGGAGCTGCGACAATCACAGCAAAAATGCTTACAGATGGTCTTGCTCAAATCTTCCCAATGATTAAAGAAGTTGTTGTTGGAATGGCTCAATACAATAGCTCTAATGAAGGCGCTTCTCTTGATCTTGCTGAGATTTGGACAAAAACTGCAATTGTTGCTTATATTGAGAAAAATCCGAAACTAAAATCTCGGTCGCTTTCTTTTACTTACCAAAAAGGAACACCAAGAAATGTTGAATTTGTACCAAAAAATGCAAGCGATTCTGAACTTGTTTCACGAAATGCTGACTTCTTGCAAGTTACTGATTCATACGATCAAGTTATCGTTGATGTAAATTGTGGATATCTTATCAAAAATGCAATTGCATAGTAATTATTTCATAAAGTCTTTATAAAATGCCAAGTACATTTGATTTAACAAAACAAGTAGAAAAACTTCAATCAAAAAAAGTTACAAGAGACAGTGCTGCTCTTCCACAGACTGCACAATCTGCACTTTTTAACGTTTCAGGACGTGTTAAAGTTCTTTCTATTATCGGAGAAGTTGAGACTGTTATTCAAACACAAGCAAACAACACAAAGATTGTTGCCAACCCTACTGTTGGAGCAGATGTTGATCTTGCCGCTGTAAATGATATTTCAGCTGATGCAGTAGGTACAAACTACTCTATCACAGGAACTTTTTCGGATGCTATGGTTGCAACTACAAGCGGAGCTATGCCTTACCAGGCTGCTCCAACTGTCGTTCAAGCAGGAACAATCGATTTAAACTGTGCAGCTTCTAATACAGGAGCTGTTTCATGGGTTATCGAATACGTTGCTATTGATGACGGTGCTGTAATAACAGCCGCGTAATAGCGTCACTCTGCTCTATCATTTAGATAGGGCAGGAATGACTTTATTACTTAACCACCAAATATATGTCAAAATCTAACCCAAACCGAGCAGAGCTAATAGTAATGCTTAAAGAGCTAGGATATGAACAAGCAATGGAGACAAACCATGCAGAAAAGACTTTTGATAGCACTCTTATTAATAAAGAAATTAAAGATTTGATTGCGGAAATAAAAGACCTCAAAGTTAATTCAGAATCAGATAAAGACGAATCAGACACTCAAGAATCAGACAAAGAGGAAGTAAAGAAAGAAGCTAAAAAAGTTTCAGAAGTAAAGAAAGAAGCTTCATTAGAAGTTGATTCTCTTGATCAAGAAATAACTATTGTTAAATCATATGAAGTGCAATCAAATCTAAAAAGAAACGGAAAGATTTTTAAAAAAGGAGATAAAGTAAATTTATCAGGAAAAGAAGCAAAAGATCTCTTGACAGCAAAAGTAGTAAAATAATTCATTAATAAAAATTTTTTATGTCATCAATATCAAGAAAATTAATAACAAAATCAGTGACAACAGCAGGAACAGCCGTTCCTCTGTCTGCTACTCCGCTTGGATTTAAGGTTGCTTTTATACAAGCAAAAGAAGGAAATACAAATAATATTTATGCAGGCAGCTCTGATGTTGATTCAACAAATGGAATCGTATTAACCGCATTAGCAACAATGGATTTACATGGAGGAGATTTCAGTGATATTTTCATTGATTCTGATACAAATGGGGATGGTGTAAATATCTTTTATGAAGAAGTTTAATATTATTTAAAAAATTTTTATTATGAAAAGAATTTTAAAGAACTTTGGAGTTGTACTCGTTACACTTTCAATGCTAGTAATGGCAAATAGTGCATTCGCAGGAGTGTCTACTACTTATTGGAAAAAGACAGGAACAGAACTTAGAGCCGTTCAGTCTACTATTACAGATATGTGTAATTCAGATGGTTCAAATTGTGTTCCATTTACTGGAGGAGGAGCAGGAGGAGTTACAAGTACC